GCTTAAGGTCGCTGGGTTACTGTGTATGTGACCAACAATAGCTACCGCTTAAGGTGTTTAATTATGTCAAGGTTGCTTTTAGTGTGTCTAAAACACGACAGGCTCAATTTGATGGCCATCAACGACCACCTTATGAACCCCTGTTGATTTAACGAGCCTCTGATCTCCCCCGATCAATTTACCCAAATGTATATGGTATCTCAAGGTGCTGAGGTTCACAATTATATGTAAACAAAGATAGCTGATTACCAGCCGTCTAAGGTTGTGTTGAAACGACAAGTTGTGTATTGAGTGTTAAAAATAATAAAAGGAAAAGATGATGAAAGTTACACAGAGAATGATGGAAAAAGGGTTGTCGAAGAATGGTGGTTACTCAGACACCCAGTTGCGGTCTTTGGGTGTTATGACCAAAGAATCAGGGTGGATGGATAGGTTGTTGGATGGTGAACACCCAGAAGAAAACTACCTGCGTTTCTTGGAATTGAAGGACGCTCACTTGAAAAACAAGAGCGGCAATCTGCTGAGCCAACGACATCCTAAATTGGTGGATGATGAAGATTTTTGGGAACTCAGAACAATGATGGAGACTCTCTCTGTGACACACGGATTGTCACTGGCTGATCTCGCCAAATATTCCATAAGAAGCTCACGGACAATCTAAACTTAAGCCCTCGACATAAATCATCGAGGGCTTATTAAACGCAATCTCACGTAGGTTTCACGTAGTTTCAAGGACCGATGCCGTACCAACCCTTACGCTTGAGCCAGTCTTCTTGAAGCTCTTCCATGACATCCTGAATCGTCAACAGGTCTTCCTCAGTCATCAGACGTCCTCCGAGTCGTGAACGACCGACCACAGGGATCAAACCTTCTTCTATGGCTTCGTTGAGATATGCATCGTACACGTGCTTGGGGAGTCCCCTCGCTCGCATCTCATCCAACGTCATTTTGATGGTGTTGTGTTTCATGGCATTTGCGTAGAGCTGTCTCAACGATCTCTTCGCCTCACTCATATCGGCCACATTTGTGAAGAACGCATCGTGGATGGTTGATGTGTCCACTTTATTCTTCTTTCCCCACAAATGGAAAGCCTTCACGAGCGTCGCATCGTCGGAATGGTTTTTGTTCACCCCGTAGGCTGTTCTGGCACCCATAGAATCAGCTATGTCATTTATCTTACCTTCTTTGTTGATGAGCTGCTCCCACCATGTCGCTTCAGTTTTCTGAGGTATTTGCACGATGTTGACTATCCACTTACCGGAGTCCTTATCGAAGTATTTCAGCTTCTCTTCAAATCGCTGTCTGAATACTTGCTCCACGACCTTACCCGACATATTGACACTGGGCACACTTGTCCAGCTCTTGGGCAGCTTGTTGGCCTTGAAGATCTCGATCTCACCCAACTTCCACAGATCAGCCACCTCCATTTTCAAGTACTTGGCTCCAGTCCTTCTGGTTTCCGAAGGTTTCACACCTTTCAACATATCCCACAAGTTGCTGTCTTTGTCGTAAAATGAGAACTGACGAAGAAACTTTTCCGTCACCGGTTCACCGGCCTTAACGGACAGAAACTCGCTGAGTCTGTCCGAAAGAGTGTAGCCCTTCTCTCGACTACCCACCAGCTTCTCTTTGATTATGGAAGACCAATCGAAGTTCGCTTTACTTGGCTTGCTGTGAATCAGGAATTGCTCAGCCAATCTACCGTGCCATCTGGTGAATATCTTCAGTATGGGTACTTGCTCATCTAAGTGATCACTCATTATCTTGGCGATCTTACGGAAATCGTCGGGAGTCACAATTCGTGAGTAGCTGGATGAGAGACTGTCCACGAATTCCTTACTCTTGACATCCAAGAACCACAACTGCTCCATCAGATCTTGACCCACGGGTATGCCTTTGTCGAAGGATTGTTTGACATTCTTTCGCAGCGCCATAAGCTCTTTGTATGTGTCTGGGTCTCCTGGATAGCCTGTCTTGGGTTTGAACATGGCGGCTTTGGCGGATATTTCACCCAGCACAGCATCTCTTTCAGAGGCCTTGACAACTAATGTGCCTTCACTCTTACCGAGTATTTTCGCCAACTTACTCTCAATGGTCAATATCCCTGTCCGCTCACCGGCTCCATAGAACGACACCATAGCTTTCATCTTTGCGGCCTTTCTGAGATCCTTCTCGGTCAGGTGGAGTCTTTGGTTGAGCTCCCTAAATCGGGGATCGTTGTATGTGATGGCCGCTATTTCATCGTACAATCTACGCTTCTGATCTGTGGACACAACATTGGACATCTGAGCCAACTTTTTATTGCGGGTCGTCAGGGCTATGATTTGGGCTCCTGATGAACTTGCGTCCTGCTCCAACGCCAAACTGGTCATGTACTCATCCAACCGTTTGAGAGACGCTCTTCCATATGACCCTGAAAGATGGTTATCCACTTTGGCTGTCTCCAACGCGAGCCTGAAGAACTTACCGAGCTCCTCACCTTCTATACGACCGACTATAGGGTTCTCCAATATTTTTCTCAAGTCGTTCGGCTTACCTCTCAACATCAGATTACCCACCTTGACCAACTCAGGTCTCCACCTCTCAGCTATCTTCTGTCTGCCGGGAAATGTGAGTGAATCGAATCTACCTTCGAAGAAGTCATCCAGCCCGCCGAGGAATGCTCCTGTGGTGTCTTGCAGGTTACGAAAACCATCTGCCTTCATGGGTTTGGAAGCGGCTGTGTTCAAGAAAGGTCTATAAGTCTCGCCTCCCTGCGGACCCACGAAGCCTCTCTCATAGATGCGTGCGCGATGGTCTATGAACGCTATGTTGTCGAAGCTGTGATCGCCTTTGCGTAACCACTCCATAGCTTTGAGACGCTCGTATGTATCGTCTCGACCTGCCATGTAATGTCGATACTCGTTCAAGCTGTCGTAGTATTTGGCGCGCCCTTTGTCGTCTTTGAAGTACAGCAACTTCTTTGTGAAGTCATACATATCACCATCTACTTTGTACTTCGATTGACTAGCCCAATTCAAAGCATCGACCATCTCTTGATCCAAGAACTCTTCAGGGAAGTCCGAGTAGGATCTTGTGGAGGTTATAGGTATTCTGGTGTCTTCCATCAATCCTATGCGAGTCTTCATGAAGTAGGTCTTGTAACCTTTACGGAACAGCAATCGAGACTTTCCCGACACATTCGGTATACGCATACCCACATCGATCTTTCTTTGGAGTACTGAGTAGTTGTTTATGCGGTCATCCACAACTCTTATGTTTTGAGAGAATGTGTCATAATACTGACCGAAGAACTGTCCACTGGCTCTGGAACGCATTCTTCGCTTCTGAACACCGTAAGTCTCCAATTTGAACAAATGATTCTGTTGTTCTAATAACGACGAACCGAGCTTGTGCCAAGCAAGCCTGTCGCCGTTCAAGTTGGCCATGTTGTGCAGATCTCTACCCAAAGCTATGGCGAATTGATCTTTGTCTGGAGTGTCGGCCAACGACAACCTGTGAGCAAATCTTAGATAGAATTGCTTCATGTCATCACCGGACAACCGCAACTTTATATGAACAGGTATGGCTGTGTCAAATATGGGAGCCAGCTCTCTGGCCAGCTTGGGAGCCGTGTTATCTTCCCACCAATTCCTCTCACGGATGTTGAACAACAGATTGTCGTGGAGATCATCGAGTTGAGAAGCTCCGAGCACTGGATCCAAGAAGCTCTTGTCTGTTAGCTTTTTGAATGTGTCTGAGCGAGCTCTCAAACGAGTCTCTATTGTGTCGGACACATTCATTATGTCGAACTTTATTTGCGATTGAAGAACCGCTTTAGCATTTCCCCACACCTCTCCGTTCTTTCTGAAACGCGTGAACACAATCCTCAAGTTATCCGTCACTGCTGCGGCTTCGTTGGCCGACATCTCTTTTCTCAAATCTCTTATAAAGGTGTGTATGAACTCTTTATCGGCGGCCTTCAACACTGAACTTTCATCAACGAGTCTCAGATTGTTATCCAAGACTGAAGGGTCTGGCTGGTAACGCCTAGCATCTTCATATCGTCGAGTTATCGGATTGAACAGTAGCTGATCTTCCCTCGGAGGTGTATCTAACACTCTTCTTCTTGTGTTTCGCTTGGTCGCCAGTGTGACCCCTCTGAAGTTGGTGAGGGACAGTGTACCATCCAGCTCACCTGCTTGAAGTAGGTAATACTGTTTGAGATCTCTTCTCAGGTCAGATGAGTCCAGGAAGTCCTCTGGTGTGGATGCCCACAACTTAAGATTATCCAGCTTGATCTTCGCATCGGCGAATCTTCGAGTATCTCCCGGTGCTGTGTACTCCTTATCGGTCATCTTCCTGAGATCACGTAGGCCTATTGAGGCTCCTTCGGGTGTGATGAACTTCTTGGCATCCAACTTACCCATCTGGAACAGCGTCACTTTACCTGTGCTACCTAGATGTCTATACTGAACATCGGATGTTTGTCTTGAGAGCCACTGATGGTAAGTCTCTCGCATAGGCAACATACCGTCGTAGCGCAATCGTTCGGCGTTGCTGAGCTTGGCCATGTTCCTTTTGCGTATCTGACTGACTCCGGTGATCTTGGACATATCTTCATACGATTTGAACACAGGCACGGTGACGGATCTACAACCGATGTGCAACGGAGGTCTGTGGACGTGATCCTCCAGAGGGTACACATTGCCGTCTTCACTCCGACATATTGATGTGGTTCTCGAATCCAGTGTGGCGTGGTACTGCCAACCTTGAAGAATCTCAGCGTTCTTGTCATACACAGCGAAGTCGGAGGCTGTGGCCACTGATGTGAGTGAAGTGGTGGTTATAGCAAATGCCTGATTCCTCGTCAGCTTATGGATGCGGCCTTTTCGTATCTCTTTGGCCATCTCCGATATAGACTTGCCTTCAGCGAAACCTTTGCGCAGTTGTTGAGACATCCTCTTCTTCTCACTCAAAGCCACAGAACCCCAGCTGTCCTTCAACAGTTTGTTTTTGTAGATCGGTGTGCTCAGAACCAGCTCCTCAGCCAACCTTCTGTTCGGTTGAGCCGTTCTCCACATCTTCCCCACCGCGCTCTCAATGGTCTGCTGCGTCCAACTCAGCTGGTCTCCGGCGAAACCCAACAGATTCAACTTGGATATGTCAAATATATTTTTGAAGGTTTTGTCTGTGTTTCTGTTCAGAGCCAACTTGAGTGTCTTTTTGTTCTTGCTGGTCTCGAACAACGCCAGACCCCTTGACTTTGAAGCTTTGAGCTCTTCATCGACCTTCTGTTTCAGTCTCTCTTCGTATAGGCGAGACATCGCCGCTCTATCTATTCTCTTATCGTATACTTCAGTATTCACATTCTTCATCAGTTCGTCTCCGTCGCTGTTCAATGCGTTAAAAAAGCCTGGGCGTCAACCCAGGCAAGTACTCTATTTACTCAAACTTATCGGCGTAATCCGAGTCGTCTGTTCTGTTCACCAACTCATCGTCGTTGATCTCCGTTATACCTTCGTCATCTTTATATTCAGGATCCAACATATCATTGTGTCGCAGTAGCTGCAACCAAGTGCTTCTAGGTAATATGCCGTTCTCGTACCACTCAGTGGCCAATCGCAACCAGTCTGCTCCCAGAGGAACGGGATTGAAATCTGTGGACAGTGTGAACGAAATCTCAGAAGGCTTCAGATCTAAATCGTATCGCCAGTTGACCATAAACGCCATGACTTTGCTCATCGTGACACTCACCTTAGTGTTCATTGAACCCAACTGCGCATTCTGAGCCGCATTGCGTATCTCCAAAGCCACTCCAGATTGTGCGGATTCAGGTGACAGCATCCGTATGCCCAGTTTGGCCATCTCTTCGATACCTGAGTCTATTGCTCTGTCCATATCCTTGAGCGCGTCTGTGGGTGTCTTCAACACATCGGCTTTACCCTCTCGGTCGAGCTTGATCCAACTACCCAGACCCGCCTCGACGATCTCATCGAATTGGTCATCTGTCATGTCAGAAGATATCACAGGTGTGTAAGTTGCCGCACCGTAAAGCAAATGGTTTCTCCTGCTCACTTTGTTGTACAGAGCTATCTCTTTGTCCACCAACTGACTTAGCAAAGGTTCTTTGGGTTCGACTGTGCCGTTCAGTGGCCAGATAGGTAACACATCCAAGCGTTTACCGTTGCACATTATGTTTGACACAGTCTCCACCAATTCGATGGTTTCTTCCTGAGCCTTCTGAACCAATCGCCCGTTGACCATCTCTTGAGAGTCCGGTGAAGTCTTGTCGAATATGCGTATCTGATAAAGACCTGCATCATCCAACTCGTGAACCCATATACGCTCAACCAGCTCCGGATGGAACTCATTGTCGGCGAACCGCTCATATTGACCTCTGACTATGACTCTTTTGAGGATGCTGTCGCCGAACGCGTTCTGGGTTGTGTGCCAATTGATGACGTTCTCAGCCTTCCACAAGGTCACAAAAGGTTTGTATCTTTTGAAGTCCTCGGAGGACAATTTCTCAGGTTCGACAACGGCTGGATAGTCCACATACAACCAATTGTGACCGGTCTGCAACTCCTCGTACAAAGCCTCATCCAAGAAGCTCACGATGCCTGTGCCGTCTTTCGAGAAACTGTTGAACAACCAATCGCTGACTTCGTCGGGTACATCTCGTTTTCCGAAGTCCAACACAGGCTTCTTACGCAGTAAACCACCTACCAACATCTTGGAGAATTGCGACAGAATACCTGGTAGTTCAGCCTCAGCCTTGTAGAACTGATATTGATCAGCTCTCATACCTGGAGAGAACGGTATAAGCATATTATCCATACTCACACCGGCGTCGAACGCCTTAGTCCTTTGTTCTCCACCGCAAATGGCTCTATTGCGTCTCCACATGGAGTGCAATGAAGCGTATTGAGCGTTCGGGCTGCTGACGTTCTTCTTCCGTTGATCGGTTGTGGCGACTCCCATAACTATTCTCCTCTGAGTGCCGCGCTGAACTCTTTGCGTGTGCCTCTGAACTCAGCACCGTCCAATGA